CCACACCGCAACTTGGCGGCAATCTGGATGTGAACGGTAACGACATCACTGGCACCGGCAACATCAATGTGACTGGTACGGTTACCGCCACATCGTTCTCTGGCGACGGCTCCGGCCTGACAGGCGTGTCTGCTGGCGGCGGTACATACAAGGGCGAGAACGGCGAGGTGAACGCTGGTGGCGGCGACATCTTTAGGGTCCACCAGAAGCAGCTTGATACCAGCGTGACTATCGACGCCGACGAGAACGCGCTGTGCGCCGGGCCTCTCACGGTGGCGTCTGGCGTCACCATCACAGTAACCAGCGGCGGGACATTGGTGATAGCATGAGTACGTTACGAGCAGACACAATCCAGAACACTAGCGGCGGTGCGGCTACGCTGACGAAGCAGAGTGCGGCGAAGGCGTGGTTCGACAAATCCGCTGATGGTTCTTCACTACTGGCCAGCCTAAACATCTCATCTTTGGACGATGACGGCACCGGAGATTATGGGCTGCATTACACGAGCAGCCTTTCCGCTGCTAACTACGCTATCTCTTTGGGCAACGATGACAACACATCCAACGGCAATATTCTTTGTGATGTAACGAATGGAACGAGAGCAGCAGGGTCCGTTGATATGGAAGCATACAATGACACCGGCTCCACCAGAAGCCTGTACGACACAAGAACGCACGGCTCAATTCACGGAGACCTCGCATGAGTACCATCATCGCAGACAACCTGACCGGCAAGACTGCGGCTGGTAATGTGACGGTCACCTCTGAGGGCGGCGCGGCGACGTTCCAGTTGCAGCAGGGGCTGATTAAGACTTGGGTCAACTACGATGCTGACGCAGCCACGCCTACGGTAGAGGACAGCCTCAATGTAGCCAGCCTGTCGGATATTGGTTTGGGCCGCGTTGACGTGAATTACTCAAACAATATGGGCAACGCTACATTCGCGGTTCAAGCCACGCCTGAGTATGACTATGGCGGGTCCAATGCAATTATTGTTCACGGCGACCAATCGGCCACGATGTCAACAACCAAGAACAGGGTGGTCGGTGTTCTGGCAAACTTGTCTAACTATGGTGAGGCCGACCACTTCTACGTTCAGATTGCAGGAGACCTCGCATAATGGCTGGCACAATCGTAGCAGACACCCTGACGCACTCGACCGCCGGTTCGCTGGCTACGAATTATGTTGTCGAGGGTACGCCAAACTACCGTATCCAATATAACGGTAGCACAAATGCTGTAAATGATAGCTTGAACCACAGCAGCTTTACAGATAACGGAACTGGTGACTACACGCTGGCTTTCACAAACTCTTACACAGGCACGTCGTATTCTTGTGTAGGTGCTAACCGTTCCCCCGGTGGCGTAGCCGGTGGTCCTGACCAGTTTGACCACTCTGCTTCATCTGTGAGGAATTACCTCTTTAACTCATCAATATCTAGCTATGATGGAACGCAAGCATCGGTGATTATTTCGGGAGACCTAGCATGACGCCGGACTTCACAGGCACCCACCTGTGGGACCGGCTGTGCTGGGCGAAGGAACACCTTGAGCCGCACCAGTCAGACTACCGTGTCGTGTACGAGGACAGCATTGATGAGTGCGCCAAGATACTCGCACCCGACCCTAACTGGATGGCCTGTGCGCTTGCTGGCGGCATCCTCCCGCCCGTGTGGGTCTACTGGGAGTTGGCAAAAGACGAAGCCCAGCCCGGCTTCAAGAAGCACACACGCGGCTACCTGCTGCATGAGACTGAGCCGGTCGGCCCGATGACCGAGGAAGAGGCAATCGAATACCTAATTCAGAAGGATGTGCCGCAGCACGTCTGGCAGAATTGGGATGAGGGCAACCGCCCGAAGATGGTAATATGCCGCAAAGGGCAATTACCGCAGACAAGAGAGTGGCGCAACGCTTGGCGCATATCTGATGAACTAGCCGCATAGGAGCAAACTATGGCTGTGACAACCTACATTGTAGACAAGGACGGTAATCAGATTGATGCTTCAACCGCTACCGTTCCTGCAAACCGTGACTTCCGAGGCGCTTGGTCGCTGTCGGGCAACGTAATCAGCGAAGACCTCGCCAAGGCGAAGGAAATCTTCCGCGACAAGGTGCGCGAGGTTCGCGGCCCACTGCTTGACGCAGAGGACGTGACCTACATGAAGGCGCTGGAGGCTGACGACGCCGACGCAAAGGCTGCGTCTGTCGCCGCCAAGAACGCCCTGCGTGACGCACCTGCCGCCGCCGCCATTGACGCGGCTACCGACATCGCAAGCCTCAAGGCTGCTTGGGATGCTGCAACCCTTGGCGACAGCCCCTACGCATAAGGGGGGCAGCCCGATGGAAATGGCCAGCCTCATCGACCTGCTAATCGGCCTCGTCATTTCCGGCGGGGCTTGGTTCATCGGCGGGATAGCGCGTGAGCAAAAGCGTATCGACATCCTGCTGAATAGGACACGGGAGGACTACGCCACCAAGGGCGAGTTGCGCGACGACAGGCAGAACGTGATGGACGCGCTGAACCGGCTGGACGCGAAGCTGGACAAGCTGATGAGCCGCGACTGATGTGGAGGCGACCGTCGCGTTTGTGCTTTACGTCTTCCTCGGCACGGGCGAGGACCGGCGCAAGGTCAGTGAAGATTTAGCCTTTCGGGATTTGACGGAGTGCGTGTGGTACGCCCAGACCCTCCACAAGCAGGGGAGCCAGATCACGGCATATTGCTTGCCGAAGATGGTGCCGCCAACACGGAAGGTGTACTGATGATCGCGATGCCAATGATTGACCTGATACAGGTCGGGCTGTTGATAGCGATCCTCGTCGTGATGACGAGGCGCTGATGCTTGCGGAAATCGCCGCAGCCAATGCGGCCTTCGGAATTTTGAAGACTGCCATATCCAATGGCAAGGAGATCGCTGACGCCGCGTCGGCGGTCGCGCAGTTTGTGGGCGCAAAGGAAAGCCTGCAACGCAAGGCGCAGAAGAAGGGCGGCGGATCTGACCTCGAAGAGTTTATGGCGCTGGAGAAGATCCGCCAGCAAGAGGACGAGCTGAAGACCATAATGATCTACGCAGGCCGACCCGGCCTCTGGAATGACTGGCAGAAATTTCAAGCAAAGGCGCGCGTGGCTAGGCGGGAGGCGGAGGTTGCCGCCGCAGCCAAGCGCAAGAAGATCGTCGAGGCTACAATCATCGGCGCGTTTGCGTTGTGCTGCCTTGCCGTTCTAGGATCTCTTGTGGCTTTGATACTGCACGCACAGGGTAGACTGTGACGGGATCAGCGACTACGACCGGGCTAATCGGTGAATTCATTACACTTGCGGCGCTGCTTGACCTTGGGTGGAGGGCAGGGCACGCGCCGATGGATGGTGTTGACGTGATAGCGTGGCTGGATAATGACTTCATGCGCGTGCAGGTGAAAAGCGCCAGATTGCGAAAGCAGCGTGATCGCGGCGCGCTGACTTATCATCACCAGCTTGGGTCGGGCCGCGATAAAAAAACCAGACCCGACAGCAATGTCTATGATATTCTCGCCCGTGTTGCTATCGATCAGCGCCGGGTTTTTTTTACGGCTGCCTGTCGGATCAACAAACTATCGGAGCGGCGCAGCCCGGAGTTTTTCGACAAGCCAGATCTGGAAGAGGAAAGCTGGCAGCGCGCCGTGCAGATTGTGATGGAGACGCGAAATGGATAAGCTGATCAAGATGCTGCGGCATCACGAGGGTGTGCGCCACAAGCCGTACAAGGACACGGTCGGCAAGCTGACCATTGGCGTGGGCAGAAACCTCGACGACAACGGCCTGAGCGATGACGAAATTGATTACCTATTGCGTAACGATATCAACCGCTGCATGTCTGAGGCGATGACCTATGACTGGTTCAAGGATCTCAACGACGCGCGTCGTGCGGTGGTGTTGAGCTTGTTATTTAATCTGGGCAAGCCGCGCTATGACAAGTTCGTGAAACATCACGAGGCGATGGCAGACGGCCACATGCTGATCGCGTCGAGAGAGCTACTGGACAGCCGCTGGGCCAAGCAGGTTGGCAATCGCGCACAAGAGATGGCCAAGCAATTAGAAACAGGAGAATGGCAATAATGTTTGCAGTATTGGCAAAGATCCTCGGAAGCAAGGATGTCATCCAACAGGGTATGAGCCTGATCGATGATATGGTTGTGA